TAAAAGCGTCATCCCTACTCAAACTCGCAATGAACGTTCAAGAGTAGGGCAAAGTCAACCAGATTATGATTTCAGCTATGACGACGCAATGGCCCTCTTGATTGCAAGGCACGGCATGAGCTACGTCGAAGCTGCCAGGACAACGCTTGTTGAGTTCGAGGTGTATAACACCGCCTACGCAATTAAACAAGAGGACATCCGCTTTAACGCAGCAATTCAAGCATGGTATAACCAGACCGTGCAAGCTACCAAAGGCAAGGGCAAGAGTGTTCGCTCAGCTTACAGAACCTTTAATGAGTTTTATGACCATGAAAAAGAGTTCAGTAAAATATTTAAACCAGAGGACACTGCGCCTAGAAGTCGAGCGCTCTCGTTAGCTGATAAGAATAGGATCATCAATCAAACAAAGAAAGGGGGTAGTTAATGGGAGCATCTTTTGACGTTACGGCCATATTACGTGCCAACTCAAGCGACTTCACCAATGGTGTCAATGCTGCCAAGTCTGCCCTTGCTGATTTGAGAAATCAGTCTGGGGGCATGCTTGCTCAAGTTGGTAGCAGTTTAAAGTCAGTCGGTAGTGCCATGCAGTCAGTCGGAGCTGGAATGACCACAGCTTTCACACTGCCGATGGTCGGTGGGTTAACTGCCGTAATCAAAGGTTATGCAGACCTTGAGCAATCTTTGGGTGGTGTTTCTACGTTGTTCAAACAGAATGGTTCAAGCGTCAACACCCTAGCCAGAGACTACGGCATGACCAGACAACAAGCCCAAGCGCTCTATAACACAATGGACCGTGAGGGAACCAACGTCATCGAGAACGCCAACCGAGCATATAGAACGGCTGGTGTATCTGCTAATCGATACATGGAGCAGGTGACGTCGTTCTCAGCTACCTTGCTACAAGGTCTAGGCGGTGATACTGCCAAGGCTGCAAAGTATGGGGATAAAGCGCTTGTCCAAATGTCTGATAATGCGAATAAATTCGGTACTAACATGACCGATATTCAAAACGCTTATCAAGGCTTTGCCAAGGACAACTATTCAATGCTGGACAACTTGAAACTCGGTAGAAAAACCATAGCCGAGTATAAACCTAGTGAAAACGGTGAAACTCTACGCCGTGTAGCGTAGACAATACCGTGCTAAGCCTAGAAATAGGAAAGTGTAACGACTATCGAAACAGNCGACATAGAGCAGTCTTCAAAAGACGGTTGTGATTTAGCGAATCACAGCGAATATGTACCGTGTATGGTGGTACCATGTCCGAAATGGCTCGTTTGGTCAATGAGTCTGGTGTCTTGAATGGCGAATTTGAAGCTACAGCTGACAATATCCGTGATATTCCATTCCACACCTTGATTGATGCCATCGGTATTACTCAAGACAGATTGGGAGTAACCGGAACGACTGCGAAAGAAGCAAGTACAACTGTTTCGGGTTCGTTTAATTCCATGAAAGCAGCCGCTGAGAACTTGGTGGCTGGCCTTGGTAATAACGAAGCTAATATCAAGACGCTCATGGAAAACATGAAGCAGACTATTATCACGTTTAAAGACAATGTGGTGCGTGTTCTAGGGACTATCTGGGACAATCTGCCAGTTGACGGCTGGGTTAAATGGACAGCCTTAATCATCGGTACTGTAGGGCCGGTAATATTTGCCCTCGGTACACTGATAACGTGGGTGGGTAACGTCGTTTCTGCAATTAGCACTATCGGAGAGTTCTTAGGAATCTTTTCGACAGCTACGGAAGCGGTAGAAGGATTCTCAATGGCTTTCGAAGGCGGTGAGTCTGTTATGGTTTCATTCGCTTCTACTGTAGAGGGTGTCTCTGCTGCCTCACTTGCTGCGTTCGCTGGGATTGCGTTAGCAGTCGGGATGGTAGTAGCTGCACTTATTGATCTATGGAACAATAGCGAAAGTTTCCGTTCGCAAGTCATTGCAATTTGGGAAACTATCAAGAGCGCAATCACTAACGCCGTTCAAGCCATTGTGTCGTTTGTCATGTCAATTTGGGGTCAGTTGACTTCATTCTGGAACGAAAACCACGCCTTGATTATGCAAACGGCGACGACTTACTGGAATATGTTTAAGGGAATAATTGAAAGCGTCATGAACGCCATTCTCCCAGTGGTTCAAACTGGTTTGAATTTGCTTATTACATTGTTTTCTACATCTTGGCAACTTATTACCACTGTCATTTCCACGGCTCTTGAAATCGTGTTAAACATCATTAAGATGGCTATGCAAATCTTACAAGGTGACTGGTCTGGAGCGTGGGAAACACTCAAAACTATCTTGTCTACTGTTTGGGAAGGCATCAAGTCACTTGTTTCAATCGGTATCAATGCTATTGGTCCGATTATCCAAGCGGGGATTCAATTCATTCTCGCAATCTGGAACGCAGCATGGGCATTGTTAGCTATTCCATTCCAAACGCTTTGGGCATTGCTTCAACAAATCGCTGGTGGAGCTATGACCGCAATTGGCAATGTGATTAGTGCTGGTATTGCCGTGATTCAATCCATTTGGTCAGCAGCATGGACAGTTATACAGACAGTATTTTCAACAGTTTGGAATACAATCATGTCTATTCTGTCACCTATCATGGCCGGTATCTCAAGCATTATCTCAAGCACCTTGTCAGCTATTCAAGCAATTTGGAACGCTATCTGGACGGGGATTCAAGCTGTTTTGGCTGGTGTATTAGCTGCTATTGTCGGATTGGTTACTGGTAACTTCTCGCAAGTTCAAGCGGCTATTTCGTCAATCATGTCAGCTATTCAAGCCACTATCAGTGCGATTTGGAATGCCATTTTGTCGCTTATTAGTAGCGTATTGAGTGCGATTGCTAGCACTGTATCAAGCACATGGTCATCTATCCAGTCAATCATTTCAAGTGCCATGAGTTCTGTTCAGAGCATTATCAGCTCAGCATGGAGCGCTGTTAGATCAGCAGTAACAAGTGCCATGAGCTCAATTCAATCAGCTATCACTAGCGGATTTAGTGCCGTTGTCTCAGCGGTAACAAGTGCCGGTCAGCGTATCATTTCAGCGGTCCGCTCAGCGTTTAGTGGTGCACTTAGTGCAGCCCGTGGATTCGTTGGACAAGCTGCAAGCGTCGGTTCTCAATTGATTAGCGGTTTCGTTAGCGGGGTTACATCCGCAGCCGGCAAGCTGATTTCGGCAGTTAAAGGCGCGGTAAGTAATGCGATTAATGGAGCTAAAGCCTTGCTTGGTATCAAATCACCATCCCGTGTGTTCCGTCAATTCGGTATCTACACGGATAAAGGTTTCATCATCGGTATCGACAGTAAAGCGGATCAAGTAGCCCGTTCAATGCGCTATATGGCCCAAGGTGCTATCGACGCATTCACTGGTCAAGATATCAACGGAGCTATCACTGATGAGCTTGGTAGCATGGACGGCCAGTTAGGTCGATTAGCAGGGTATGATCCATCTGTTTCATTCAACGGCGGCAAGATGTCAGTTACTCAACAAGCAGCGGACATCGTGCTTAAAATGGGTGATACAACTTACAGAGCATTTACTGAGGACATCACTAACGCTCAATCAATGGAATTAATGCTTGATAACTATTAAGAGAGAAAAGAGGTTTTAGCTAATGTATGATTATGCTTCATTGAAGCGCACGGAATCAACGGTGCTGCAAAGAGCGCCAGTTGATAACATGCGTATCAACGGAACACCAATTGAAGATATCATCCAAGGGTATCGACAACTTACAGTTAAGGGGCGTTCGTTGCTTAACCGTGAAATTTCAACCACTCGAGTTCCTGGGCGCCGTGGTGTTTGGGTGGACAGTGTCAACGATTCAGAGCGTGAGATTGAAGTTAAGTATCAGTTAACTACGGTTACTAGCCAAGTCATGAGGACCTCTTTCCGAGAGCTTAACCGCATTTTGAGAGAGGTAGGGCCTAGCGGTTATCTTGAAGTAACTTTTGATGATGAGCCGGATTTCACTTACTACGCAATATTCAAGGAAGCGGACGAAGTCGAGGAAGATAGGCTTTCAGTCATTAGCAGTTTCGTTTTGCTAGTGCCAGACGGCTATAAAAAACGGGTTCCAGAGCGTTCTAACGACGTTGTTTATCTAACTTACGCTAAGAAGGTAATACCCGAGAAGATTGTAGCCATGACATCGACAGCGGCAACAGAATTCGAAATCATCAACGGGCAAACCAAGCTGTCATTCAAAGGTAGCTATGCAGCTAACAAGGAAATCGTCATTAAATTTGGCGACGAAGAAGTGACTGCTACTTATGATGGTCGTAATATCCTAAGTGAATTACAACGTTTTAGCCCACTAGAGCAGTTTTATGTGAAAGACGGTGACAGATTGAGCGGGAAAAACGTGGCGATTCGTGAAGTTCAGTGGAGGGATGAAAGTCTATGATCTATTTATTCGATAAGGACGAAAAACTTATCAAGATTATTCGCAAACCTGCAATTAAGACGGCTTTGCAAAAATTCAGTCTTACCACTGAAAATTACGTTTCAGACCGCTTGACTGTCGAAATGAAAGCCTTGAGGGATGACGAGCTGGCAAAATTGGAATACATGGCTATCCAGTCAATCGACGATACCCATAAATTCCATTACTTCTATATCGCCCAAGGGAATACCAAAGGGGATATCACAACGCTTATCGGTGTTCAGTCTGGTATTGAGGAATTACGCAAGACAGTCGTTTACGACAAGCGTCCAACGGACCAACGTGCCAGACCGGTCATTGAATGGCTTTTAACCGGGACGAACTGGTCCCCTCGTTTCGTTGCTGAAACAAACCCAAAGAGCACTAATTTCTATTACATTTCCACGTTTGACGCATTGAAAAAAGTGTGTAAGGTTTGGGGCTTAGAAATGCAGTTCTTTGTTGAAATGAACGGCAGTCAGATTGGTGCTAGATACATTGATTTCAAGCGCAAAATAGGTGAAGCAGTCGGTAAGCGTGTAGTTTACGGACATAACGCCCTAGAGATTCTGCAAGAGGTTGAAAAAACAAACCTATACACCGCCTTAGTTGGGCGAGGTAAGGGGGAGCAAGTCAGCTCAGCAGAAGACACCGGTAAAGATGCTGACGGCTATGGTCGTAAAATCAACTTCGAGGAAATTGTCTGGTCAAAAGCCAAAGGTGACCCACTAGACAAGCCCCTTGGCCAGAAGTACCTTGAAATTCCAGAAATGACCGCTAAATACGGCATTAAACAACCAGACGGCAAGATGCGCCCTAAGATTGGGTTTGTCGAATTTAGCGAGGAAGAAGACAAGAATGAACTTATCAAGCAGACTTACGAGGCTTTGATTGAATCTTCAAGACCTAAGCTGACACTTAAAACATCAACGGTTTACCTCAAGGGCGTTCAAATCGGGGACACTATCCGAGTTGTCCGACATGACAGACACCTTGATTATGATACACGCATCTTTGAAATCACATTCAACCGCTTAAACAATGAATCTAGCGACATTAAGTTAGGGGACCGAGTTAGCGAAAGCAACGATGCGAAGGTGCAGAGTACCGTGAACAAAGCACTCGACGAGTTTAAAGCTGGTGAGTTCACTGAGTTTGTCAAGAAACTGCCAGAGTTTATCCCGTCCGCTAATGGTTTTAACCATAACTGGTACACAAGCACTGATCCAACAGAGTCACATCCAGGGCAAGTCTTAATCAATGATTCTTGGTACAAGCCGGACCCAGAACACGAAGGGCACACCATCATGTATCGCTGGACCGGTGAAATGTGGCAAGAGGTATTGAGAACGTGGGACGGCACGGGCCTGCAAGACAAAATCAAAAAAGAGTTTGAAAAAGTCGCAGCTAACATGGCTAAACAGCAATCGGAACACGACAGAGTGGTTGCAGAAATCACAGCCAAGGCTACTAATGCGGAAACATTAGCTAGTTCAGCTAAATCAACCGCAGAGGACGCTTTTAACCGCTTAAACGACGTTAAGAGTGAAGCTATCGCAGAAGCTCGTTACTTGGACACCGTCGAGCGTGCAGAGACAGAGAAGAAGATTGCTGCATCTAAAAAAGACGCACTATCAGAAGCTGTCAAACTGGTTGATAATGCTAAAAGTACGCTAAACACGGACTTATCAGAGACTGAAAAGAGAGTTGAAGCTCTAAAGGGTTCTATTGGTACATTGTCAAACGATACGTCAGTACAGTTTGCCAAAATCAATAACGCTCTTATTTCAGTAGCTAGCAAGCAAGACGTTGACAAAGTCAGTCAGCGCGTGTCTAATGCTGAGACGGTTTTGACACAGCAAGCAGGGCAAATTTCAGCCAAAGCTAGCAAAGAGGAAGTCAACGCTGTTTCTGGGCGTCTAAACAAGGCTGAGAGCTCGTTGACAGTGCAGGCTGGGCAAATCAGCCAGAAAGCCAACAAGCAGGACGTAGACACGCTGACAGGGCGTGTGAATCGTGCTGAAACGTCTATCACTCAGCAAGCGGACATGATTGCATCCAAAGCCA